TGAGCTTTTTAAGAAAATCCCGTTATTTAAATACAAATATAAAGACACTATTAAAGAAGGTAACGCTGATCATTATGGCGTTATAGCAGAAGAATTAGCAGAAGTTATCCCTGCTTTCGTAAACATGCAAGATGAGGGGTGGATTCCTAATATCTATAAAAATTGCATAGCAGAAAAAGGATTAGATAATTCCTATAAACTTTATTTTGATGAAAAATTAGAAAATATAGAAGGTAGTAGGTTAAAGCTAATTTTTCGAGATAAAGAAGGTGAAAAAAATGCAGAAGTTATGATTACAGAAATAACGGCTGACTCGTTGTCTGTTATTTGCAGCGAAAAGTTGCCAAGAGATATTTTTGCATACGGCACTTACGGAAATTGCCCAACAGTTAGTAAACAGAAGGTATTCGAATTAGGTTTAGTTGCCTTACGAAATTTAATCACACGAGTTGAGTTGTTAGAGAAAAGATTAACGGAGAAAGTAGTATGTTAAATGAAATACATATGGCAAGACATATTACTAAAATTTGCTCAGAAAGACTTAACTTGTTATCCACCATACCTGTAAGTATTTTAGATTGTCCTACTGATTGTATATTATTACCTCACAGGGTTGTTGTAGCTTTTAAACCAGGTACAAAACCTTATATAAAGAAAAATCAAATAGTAATTACTTTAGCTGATACTGTACTTGCGACTATAAATCCTAATTTATTTACTAGCACTGAAACAACTTATTGTTTAGTAAATATTGAAAATGTGAATTTTGGTTTAAAGTCTAAACTTATAAACCAAAATATTATGTTAAAAAACAAAGATTGTAGTTTGATGTGTGGTAATGGATCTTTAGAAACTTTAATTTGGTATTCCTCTTTCTCAACATAATTCAATAATAAAATGAAAACAAACGATACAAATACCATTATACCAGTTAATTATGATGCTAATATGCATATAAGATGGCTAGCAACCGATGCAATGAATGCCTCTCAAACTGAAAAACAGTTGTTTAATGGATATTATAACACGACTAATCCTGCTTATTCTAGCCTCGTTACACAAGTAAATACTTATATAGAACAAGTCGAAACGGATATTGTAAATATCAAAGAATATATGAAGTCTTTACCAACGCCGACTACAATTATCTCTAATGCCTCGCAAGAAGAAAGTGTAGGAAGTGCATAAATGAAAAACTATCGTGTTTTATCTTTTGATGGTGGGGGGATGAAAGGTTTGTTTTCTGCATATTTCATGAAACAATTCTGCCAAGATGCCGGCATTCCTGGAAATAAAATCTATGAATATTTTGATATAATTACCGGTACTTCTATCGGCGGAATTCAAGCACTCGGATATGCAATAGGTCTTAGTCCTGATGATATGATTAATTTCTTTCTTAGCAATCAAAATCCTTTAGATTCAGGTGCTACTAACCCTAACAGTATATTCTATCCTGCCGTATCGACTATACAAAAAGTTAATACGCTGCTTTACGGGGATCAAACTTTTTATACCAATACCTCTTTAAAAACTCAACTCAATAGCGTCTTTGGCTCGCTTAGAATGTTTCAACTTAAAACTAATGTTTTAATAACTTCGGTTGAAGTATTTTTAACTAATATACCGGATGTCGGAAATGACGTATCAAATTATCGCCCTGTATTATTTTCTAATATGAAACTACCTGGTCTTGAGGGGCAAAATTATTTAGTACAAGACGTAGCATTAACTACAAGCGCCGCGCCTATTTATTTTCCGGCAGTGACTATACCGGAGGTGACTACTCCAAATGCAAGGTTTATCGATGGTGGAACATATCAAAACAATACCACTGCGCTTGGGTGGGCGTTATCTAATGTTCTTGCGTCATCGGTTAATCGTATTTGTGTTTTATCAGTAGGCACTGGTCTTGGTACAATAGGTTTATTCAATCCGCAGCCAGTGCCTCCTCCTGCGGATATTGAAGAATTACATCGGGAGTTTGGAGAGTTTTTACTACTAAAAGGTTATTCAAAAAAACATACTGATGAAATATTAAAATCAATAATCCCGGATTTTAATAACGTATATCTTTTAATGGACCTCTTGAGTCTAGGGATTAGTGGGCCGCAGGAAGCTATCAACAGACAACTTGAGTGGATGTCTCTCTACGGTTCAAAAATTAATAATAAGGATTTATTTTACCTTAGGTTTCAGACGGCTTTTGATCCGGCCGAGGATACGGAGCTTGATAGTACATCACGGGGGTTTTTAGATTATATGAAAGAAGCGGCCGAAGCTCAATACGATAAGGATCGATTGAAGATATCGGCTTTTATACAAAAACTAAATTTTGGCAATTAACAAATTAAACAAGGAGAAAACAAAATGGCCGACTTAGATAATATCACACAGTTTAGCGGAATAACGATAACAAGTAACCAAACTACCGGTACTAGCAATCGCAATGCTACTTTGGCAATAGTAAACGTAACGCAAGCACAAAGGGATTTGCTACAAAATGTAACTCCTTATGTAGTTAACGGTGTTACCGTTAAAGTGAAAAACGGGACAATGATTTACAATATTACATCAGGTTTATTCCAGCTTTTTAGAAACGGTCAATGGGAAAACATCTCAACAAATATAACTACCGCAACAGGGGTAGGTCTTACCTCCTCTCCTTTTTCAATCCCATCAGGTCCAAGAGCATCTGTCGAGGTAGTGGCAAACCAAATAAACGGTTTTATATATAATGATACAACTAATAACGATGTTAGAGGATATATTAACACTCAATGGATGACTTTATTTTCAGTTGGAACAGGGGCTGCAGGCGTTGGATTAACTAATGGAGCACCTTTTGTTTACCCAACAGGTCCAAGAGCAGCTGTCGAAGTAGCAGCAAACCAAATAAACGGTTTTACTTATTTTGATAGCACCAATACTGTTATACGAACCTATAAAGGTGCTTGGCAAACAATTACCTCAGCTTAAAAGTTGAGGTTAGATAATAGTATTATTATGCAGAGTATTAAATGAATTATCAACAACTAGTTACTCAAATTCTGGCCTATGCTAATAGGCCGGCATTGGATATCAGGTTTACTGCGGCAATCCCTTATTTTATTGATTTAGGGCAACAACGTATTTGGCGAGAAGCAAAAGATATCGGGTTTGAAAAAGTTACGCAGGATGGTAAATTTACGACCGGAAGTGCAATATTAGCAAAACCTGCCGATTGGAATAAGACTATTTCATTGATATACGGTAGTACGGAAAGTGCTTTTGCAAATACCGTCACTTTGTATTTACGGACTTATGAATTTTGCAGGAGTTATTGGCCAAATGCAAATAATAGTTCTGGCGACAATCCGCCTTTGTTTTATGCTGATCATCAAAAAGAGTTAGATAGTGATAAAGGGACTGCTTATGACGGGTTCTTTATATCTCCGACACCCGATAAAGATTATGCCTATCAATTAGTATATTTAAGGAATCCTAATCTTATAACCGTAGATAATAACGAGAACTTTTTAACTCGGAGATATCCTGATTTATTATTTTATGCCTGCTTTTTAGAAGCGTTATCGTACTTAAAGGATGATGAGCGTATCCCGGTATTTGAATCATTATATAATCGAGCATTGCAAAGTCTTAACAATGAGACAAAAGAGCGATATACCGATAGAACAAGTAAACGAGATAAGGATTAGGTTATGATAAGCAATCTACTTTATGCGTTTCAAAATAAGGAGTAAATATGGCAGCAGATCAAATATTTCCTATAGTTTTTAAACCTGGAATACTCCGAGATAGGCCGCCGTTTCAGGGTGAGTATTGCACCGATGGACAATGGATAAGGTTCTATGGCGGTATGCCAAAGAAAATGGGTGGAATGACTGGGATAAAAGGAAAGGATAATACTTACTTCACTAATAGTATTTTTAAATTTAATATTGGTAATAATAAATCTTTCGTATTCTTCGGGTACAATGACCCTGGTACTTTAAAGTCATCGGTATATAAATATGTAATATACGATGGCATTATTCATACCACACGTATTTTTACTGAGCTAAAGGTTGATAGTAACCCCTTATGGCAATTTATTCCTGTTATTAATTCAATAAATGGCAATCCGAGGGCACCGTGGTTAGTTTGTTTTGCTAGTAATAATCTGGATAATATTCTGGATATTTCTGCTCCTTATATAAGATATATAGGTTTAGATAATAGTAACAGTACGGCAGTGTACGAATTAACTAATGCCCCCAAGGACACAAATGGCGGAATGGTCTTTATCAATCCTTATTTGTTTGCTTACGGTAATAACGGATTGGTTAGGTGGAGTAAATCAAAAGATGCTTTTGATTTTGGTAATCTGAATACAACTGAAAATTCTGTAAGTATCTCTACCGATAAAGTTATTTTTGGAGCTAAAGTTCGAGGCGGTAATTCTCCGACATTACTTTTTTGGACGCTTTCATCGGTAATAAAATTATCCAATAGTGCTACCGGAGAAGGTGATGAGTTAAAGATGACGAAGGATGTCATAACTTCTGATAGTTCAATTCTCTCATCAAGATGCGTTATTGAATATGACGGGGTATTTTATTGGCCGGGTACCGGCAGATTCTTTATTTACAACGGTATAGTTAATCCACTGGAAAATAATATCAATCGTAATTATTTCTTTGATAATATCGATATGAATAAACGCCAATTAGTATTCGGCGTAAAAAATGTTGCTAAAGATGAGATTTGGTGGTTTTACCCTGAAAAGGGACAAGACGTAAATGTCGGATGCACTCATGCTATCATATATAATGTTATAGAGAATAGTTGGTATGATACTTCAATTAGTAGAGATTGTGGGTTTTGGGATAATGTTACGGGTGGTATGTATACGTTCGGCTTACCCCTTGTCGCGAATGATCAAGTAGGTAAAATCGGATATCTCTGGCAGCATGAAGTAGGAGTAGATCAGTTAGTTCCTGCGGGTAATTTTACTAATCCTATTCCATCATCTTTTACCACTCCGACTATATCCTTTGCCTCATTTAATCCTTTAAAACAATTAACCGGTATAGATAGATGGATGGAAGTGAAAAAAATAGAACCTGATTTTAGGATGGATAAGCCAGAAGATACAATGAGCGTTGTTATTAATACTAAAGAATACGCACAAAGTCCTACTATTTCAAGTGAACCGATAGTTTTTACCGGAGCGACTCCAAAGATTGATTATTACTATCAAGGAAGACAGCTAACTTTTACTTTTGCATCCACTAATTATTTTGAGATGGGTCACGTGATGATAACGGTTAATATAGGTGACGGGCAATGATAACAGTATATCCAAAACATATTAGTTTAAAATATTGGGCGGCCACATTATTGACGGATTATAACAATGAACCTCTGCCTATTTTGAAACATGAAAAACAATGGATAAAATGGGCTAAAATAGTTGCCGGCACAGGTTCTTTTTTAAATGCCGGAGTTCCGAGTCCTTTCAAACAAAAAGAAGACGAATCCCTATATGGGGTTCTTTGCAGGAAGGTACGGATTTTCTCGGCATAGGTGTTTAACCCTTTAGTTATAAGGCATACAGAGGGTGAGTTGATTTTAAAATGATGAGGTGGGGGGGCCTTGAAACCCTTTTAGACTAAGGTGTTCAGCTTTTGGGTGATTTTCATGGCTTTTGGCAAAGTAGATTTGTGCCTATTATTTTGCTAGTTCTGCTACGATAGCTCGGTAATATACAGAGCGGCTAATCCCTACCATGCGACAAATTTCTGTTACTGAAAAATCTTCTGATTTTGTGAATGATTTTAATTTTTTTAGTTTGTCAGCAGTTAGAGCTTTGGGTCTCCCACCTTTTCTGCCTTTACTATGAGCAGCCTCTAAACCTGCTTTGACTCGTTCCTTTATCAACTCTCTTTCCATCTCAGAAAATGCTGCACACACAGTAAAAAGCGCCATTCCCATTGGGGTTGTAGTATCAATATTATTTTCTAACGCAACAAATTCAACGCCTCTATCTTTAAAGTCATTGATCAACTCAATTAATTTTGTCATTCTTCGACCTAAACGATCAAGACGAACAACACATACAATATCACCTTCTCTTAATTTACCAATAAGATGATTTAATTGTGTTCTGTCGTCTTTAGCTCCAGAAACTTTTTCTTTATAAATTTCATGGCAACCAGCTTGAGTTAATTTTTCCACTTGAATTTCCAAGCTTTGTTCATTTTTTGAAACTCTAGCATAACCAAATTTCATTTTTGCACCTTTGTTTAAAAAATCTGTTCCAGAAACCTTAATAATATGCTATTTTTTCTCTAAGGCAATTGGTATTAGTTTTGAAGCAGATTTTTGGTCAGGAATGTCGGAAAATTACAATGTTATTCTGGGACACCTAAAACACTCGTTTTTGGAATGGTAAATTATGGCAAGACTAAGAATTTTATCAGATGATGATTTTGATAAATTATATAAAATACCTAAACTTAATAATGAGGAACGTCAATTTGTTTTTGAATTAGATGAGATTGATAAAAACTACTTAAATACAATTAATAGCATTCCTGTAAAAATCAATTATATTTTGAATTTAGGTTATTTTCGTACATCTCAATATTTCTTTTCTTTTACATTTCAAGCAGTCAAAGAAGATGTAAGATTTATTATAAAGTCTTATTTTGCGGGAAGTTCTTTCCCTATGAAGCAAATAAGTAATCGACAATACTACTCAAATCGTCAAGTTATCCTCAATAAATATGAAATGTCTTTATATACCAAGAGTTTTCAAAGTCATTTATCAAATTATCTAAAATCTGTAGTAAAACAGCACTCTGTCCCTAAATACCTATTTGATTCTCTCTTAGATTACTGCCATCAACATAAAATCATTAGGCCATCCTACTCAATATTACAAGATTTAGTCTCTGGAAGCTGCAATAACGAGAAGCTACGTATAAGTAATAAGCTCTATACAATAATGGATAGTTCGCTGCGTAAGTCTTTAAGCAAGCTTTTGGAGAAAGACGACTTATTTTATCAACTCACTCTGATTAAAAAAGACCAAAAAGATTTCACCACCAATGAAATAAAATCAAGTGTCGAAAAGAACAAGTTATTATTTGAAATATACCACAGTTCAATTGAAATTATAAAGCAGTTAGATATTTCAGAACAAAATGTAGCTCACTATGCTGAGTTAGCTGGACAATATACCGTATATGGATTGAGAAAACTTAAGCAACCTAATCTAGCAAGGTTATATCTGTTATGCTACGTCCATTATAGATTTTTAAAGATTAATGATCACCTAGCCAGTAGCTTCATTCATAAAGTTAATGGCTATATTGACGATGCTGACGCTTACCAAAAGGAAACAATTTACCTTGCTCAAGTAACGGATAAAGATAATCGTGATTTGGCTGCAAGTATTTTATCGCTACATATAAATAAAAAAGTTCCTGATAATGAGCTGCGTAATAAGTCTTTTGTAATTGTTGCTAAAGAAAAGTTTCAGCAATTTATTCAGAAAATTAGAAAGCCCCATTTGAGTCCAGATTTTTACAGATGGCAGTATTATAATAAAAATGCACCTGCAATTAAACTAAATACTAGGTTAACCTTCAAAGCTCTGGATTTTCAAACTAAGTCCAAGGATCTTAGCAAAGCTATTGCATTTCTAAAAACTCATTTTGATAGTCATAAGTCATTTAGTGACTATCAATTTGAAGACGTTCCTCTTGAATTTATTTCTCCACCACTAAGGCGCTATGTGATTACGAAAGTTAAGTCGGGGAATAATAAAAAGAAAATTAAGGTTATCAATGCTGATGCTTATGAATTTATGTTATATACTCATATTGAAAAACACCTAGGCAAAGGAACTGTCACTATCAAAGATAGTTTAAGTTACAGATCCCTTGATGATGAGCTTATTAAAAAAGAATACTGGGATAAAGACAAAGATAGTATTCTACATAACCTAGGAAATCAGCTAATCTCAATCGATATTGAAAAAATATTAGACAATTGTGAATCGTTACTGAGTAAACGCTATAAAGAGATCAATCAAAAGATTAGTTCTGGTATTAATAGCAAGATTAAGATTAAATATAATAAAAAAGGAGAAGTGACTAGTTGGAAGATGCCTTATAAAAGGATAGAAGATAGCGTTAATAATCCATTCTATGAAAATATGAATATTTCCAGTTTAGGTCAAATTATTAAGTTCACAAATCATCATACAGATTTTATAAAGAAATTTACTCATATCTTGCCAACTTATAGTAAAACCCAAGCAGAAGAAGCTTCGATTGCAGCTTGCTTAGTAGCTAAAGGTACGGGAACTGATATATATAAAATGAAAGATATAAGTGATGTTAAAGAGCAGGATTTAACATCTACATATAATAGTTTTATCCGTTATAAAACACTAACTGATTCAAGCGATACAGTAATGAACAAGATAGCTAAGCTGCCAATATTTGAGAAGTATACACTAGCAGACTATGGCATACATGCAAGCGTTGATGGGCAGAAGCTAGAAACACGATATAACACAATTAAGGCAAGGTATTCTTCGAAATACTATGGATTTGGTAAAGGCATTTCGGCTTATACACTATTTGCTAACTGCTTGCCATTATGTACTAAAATAATAGGTTCAAATGAACACGAAAGTCACTACCTTCTAGATGCCCTAAAAAGTAACACCAGTGACATTAGCGTTTCTGCGGTATCTGGTGATATGCATAGCATCAACCGCGTCAATTTTATCCTACTTTATATGTTTGGCTATAGGTTTATGCCAAGATTTACGAAGCTTGATCAAAAAGTGCGTGACCACATGGTAAGTTTTGATGCCCCTGATTCAAGTCGATATAAAGGATGTCTTATCAAGCCTAATAAAAAAGTAAATAAAAGTCTTATTATCAAAGAATCGGATAATATGTTAAGAATCTTTGCAACATTAGGGCTAAAGAAAAACACTCAGAGCAGTATTGTAAAGAAATTATCATCATATAAATCTAATGATACGTTGAGAGCCTTGATAGAATTAGATAAAATCATTATGACTCTTTATATTCTGGACTACATAGATGATGAAGAAATGCGTAAATGTGTTCACCGCTCCCTAAATCGTGGAGAATCATATCACCAACTAAGATCAGCTATTGCTAAGGTAAGTGGTAGAAAGTTAATTGGTAAAAATGAAATAGAGCTTGTCATTAATAATGAATGTGCCAGGTTGTTGGCAATATGTATTATCTTTTATAATGCATCATTATTATCAGGAATATATGAATATTGTAAAAATAATGGAATGCTAGAGGAATGCAAAAAAGTCCTCAGGTTATCGCCTGTTGCGTGGATTCATATTAGCCTTATAGGAAAATATGAATTTACAAATAATGTTATACTTTTGGATCTGCAGGGAGTTATAGCTCAATCAGTATGTAACCTTCAGATATAATTGATACTAAAAACGAAACAAGGTAAAAAAATCAGAAGAGGGAATTCAAAAAACTTGACTGATACTAATACAACGGCTACCCTAAACACTTGTTTAGGGTAGCTAAGAAAAAGAGCTTACCTAGAATTTCAAGCTGTCCATCTATCACAATAATACTTGTATTCCAAGAACATTATCAAAATTAAATCGTAAAAAATACTGTGATAAATCTTACGTTTCCAATAACAGTGCATTTGATACTAATTTAGACACAGAAAAAGTTCATATGAAAATCATCCAAAAGCTGAACTCCTTGCTTTAAAAGGCTTTCAAGGCACCACCCCCTCATCATTTTAAAATCAACTCGTCCTCTGTATGCCTTATAATTAAAGGGCTAGACACCTATGCCGAGAAAATCCGTACCTTCCCGCAAAGAACCCCTATATAAAGATTGGGTAGAATGGGCAAAAGTAGTGTATAATATAATGAATTCAAGAACTAATTAACATAGAAAAAAAGAAATGTTTAATCCGTATAATAGCCCTTATAATCAGTTTGGGTCGGCGCAGTCTCAAAATACTGATTTTGATCCATATACTACCGATAACTTTGCTCAAAATAATAGGCAACCTTATATCGAGGGTGTAAACCAAGGGCAAATAGGAAATCCTATGATTGGTGCTTCGCAACTCGGACAAGTAAGCGAGGGTAGTTTATATCCAATACAAAGTTCTACCGATACACCGTATCTTAATAATAATACGAGTTATAGTAGCTATAGGGACGGTGGTCATGTAAATAGTCCTAGAAATAGACTTAACATTCTGGGTTTAAGTCAATTAATGCGTAGTTATGCAGACGGCGGTCATGTCGCAAGCCCTGAGCTTGAAGAAGAAATAGTATTTAGCGACGCCCCGATTGAAGAAATACCAATGGGCGATGCTTCACAATTTGATACTGATGAAGAATACACACCGTACCATAGTTTAGCTGAAATAATTCGCCAGCAAGGAGAAGGTGAGGATACAATCCTTGCTCACATAAATCCGATAGAAGCAGCAGTTTTAAAAAGTATGGGTGGAAGCGGAACTATTAATCCTAAAACCGGCTTACCTCAATTCGGACTTTTTAGTAATCCCAAGAAATGGTTTAAAAGTGTAGTAGGCCCAGCTGCCGGAGTGGTACTCGGTAATATGATATTACCTGGACTTGGCGGTATAATCGGCGGTGCGCTTGGCGGCGCAGCAGGATCTAGTATAAGAGGACGCAAGGATCATTTACAATCAGCGCTTAGAGGCGGGCTAATGGGAACAATAGCACCCACTGCTGCCGGTTTACTCGGCTCAGGCGCAAGTAGTATTGGTGCAACAGGCGCAGGTAATTATCTGACTAATTACGGTACTAGAAATGCTATATTACCTTCTCTTGGAATAGGCAATAGTGCTAGTAGCAGCAGTATTCCCCAAGTAGTGCAGGCAGGAGAACAAGCCTCATCTACAGCAAGTAGAGAGGCCATAAACAAACTAGCTGAGGAAAAAGCTAAAAAAGGTTTTTTTGATAGTTTAGTAGGTAATAGTAAAGATTTCTTTACACAACCGGCAAATCTTATGAGTACTGCAGTTTTAGCAAATCAGTTAATACCGCAAAAAGAAAAAAAGGTAAAAGAAACGACTCCCGAAGAAATTGCCACTAATGAAAAACGCTACAGAAATGCATCAAGGCTCTCACAAAGTGAACTTGAAGCAGAGGCGGCTTATTCTCTAGCCCAAAGAGAAGCGAAACGCAGAGCAAAAAGTAATCTCTATGGGCTAGAGAATTCAAGTATACCACAGTTGTATCGAAAAGTGAATAGCCCTGCCGAATATGAAAATACTAGAAGATGGTTAGAATATTACGACAACCCTGAATTCACGGGTAATCAGGTTCGTATGAAAGAGGGCGGTACTTACCACTCGGGCTTGGGGGATTACGAAATAGAAGAAATAGGATATCCAATGGGAATTATCGGTTACTTAAACGGCTATAGCGGTGGTCAGGATGATGATATTAATGCTAAACTGTCGGATGGTGAATATGTCATTGATGCAAGTACGGTCTCGGATTTAGGTGACGGTAATAATGCTAACGGCGCAAAAAAGTTAGATCAAATGAGACGTAATATTAGAGTGCATAAAAGAGGGGGTAGCATTAAAATGCCACCCAAGGCGCACTCATTGTTAAGTTATATGAGGGGTTAATATGAGTAGATTTGATCAAATGAGCCCTAACTTAGAAGATATTACGGAAGAACTAAAGGAATTACTGGCTAGAAATAGAGGTAGTTTAGCAGGTAGCAATTATCCTGCATACCAGGGCAGAACAACCGTCCCGATGTCTTCTTTAACACAAAGAAAAAGAGAATTAGAGGAAGGGTTTAGAAATAGACGCGCTCCTTATACAGGTAAAATTGAATCGATTTTAAATCGTCCCGCGCAAGGATTTAGCCAAGAGCAAATAAATTCTTTATTAGGTAAGGTCGAGCGCGGAGGACAAGGAGTAAATGAAAATATCGGATTAAAGCGTTTACGAAAACAATTCGGCGAGAATTATGCAAATAGAGAAGCAAGATTTGCAAGCAAAGGCCAAAAAGATATAAATAGAATGCTACCTATGTATCGCCAGGGTTTTGAAGATATAGGTGAGCAAGCCCGTAATTTAAATCAAGGCTATAACGAGAACTTAAGCAATAGTCTTAACAACTTATCGCTTGATAAAAAGGGGCGCAGAGAGGGGTTAATGTCAATACTCGGTGAGTTAGGTAATCAGAAACATGCGCACTCGGCTATGGTAAACAGTGCTAATCGTGGTACATTTGACAGAGAGGTACAAGAGCCGTATAGGAAGATTAATTTACTTAGCGATCTAATTAGTGGGCATGGAGGAAGATTTGACGAGAATGCTGACAGTGCTGCCGATTATGCGATTGATGAGAGTAACAAAAGAATACTTGAGCAAGGTAAAAGGGCTTATAATTCTGATCCTTCTGCTTACCCTGGGCAATTAGTAGCAGGACTTAATGCCGATATAGATACATCTCATTCTTTAGCAGAAAGGTTAAGTCCAAACTACCAAGATAATTTTTATGATGAGCGAAAAGCTTTAAGAAGAGATTTAATAGGTCGTGAAAATATCGGTACAAGGGCGGTGAATTCTTTACCTGAACAAATTGCCCCTAGGGAAGAAAATTTAGATTATGAAACAAAGCAGTTAATTAAAAAAGCTCATGGTAGAATAAATGCCGATAATGTCGCCAGAGGGGTGTATGGCTCTCAAGCTCATATAGGAGAAATGGAGAGAGCCGCAAGAGAGATTATTGCAAGTAGTCATAATAATAGAAGTGATTTATTCCAATCGAACTTAAGCGATAATTTGAAACGTTTTAATATAAACGATAGAAATGATATTAATAGATTAGAGAGTTTAAGTAAATTCGGATCTACTGAATATAATGAAATACTCGGCAAAATTAAAGGCCTTAACGAGGCCGGGACAAACAAGTGGGCTAATGAACAAAATAAACTAAACAGTGACTATAATAATTATGAAGATGAGTTAGATTGGCAATGGCCGCATATGCGCGCAGCAAATAGAGGCGGCACCGGTAGCGGAAGGAGTCCGCACTTAAATGCGGTAAGTACGTTAGGTTCTACGGGTCGTAATACTCATGCACAAGGATTAGATTTAAACACTTTAAGAAACCAAGCCCCTATTGCTCATAGTGAAGTAGAAAGAGAACCGAGAAGCCAAGCTCCACAGGTTAACAATCAGCAACAATTTATAGAAGCTCAAAGACTAGTTCAAGAACAAGCACAACGAGAACAAGTACAACGAGAACAAGCGCAACGACAAGAAGCAGCTGTTGTTGCGGAGAGACAACGTTTGCACGAATTAGGCCAAGCCGCTAATCGTGAACATGCTAGGGTGCAAGCGGAAGCATTAGCGCGAATGCAAGCAGAGCAAGACAGACAATATCAAGCTGATGGATGGGTACGTAGTGGCGCAGGTTGGATTAAATATAATAATCCGGACGCTGGTTGGATTGGAGCTAGACTTCAGGGAAGATAGAAAAAATAGAGCGGCAAATTATTTAAATAATGGGTAATAAATAATAGATTATTATGAAATACTATGAAGACAAATTAAATATGCTTAAGGGTGGAATACCACAGCAGATGCAAAACGGTGGAGAAGTCTCTCAAGATTATTATAATCCCTTTGATGAAGGCGTAGCAAAAGCAATAACCAGCTCAAGAGCTAATATGGGTATGACGCAAGATCAAGAACATGCAGCTCTTAGAAATGGGATGCTAGCAATGGCAAATAGCTTAAGACAAAATCCATTACGTCGATCCGGAAGCGTAATTGATAATTTTAGAACAGGCATTAATGCGCTTGGACCTGCGATTGCTACTTATGACCAAACAGAAAATGCTAGCTTAGCTCAGAATAATACTTTAGCTCAGCAAATACTTGCTCATAAGGAACGTGAGCAACAAGCAAAAGCTCAAGAAGAAGAAAGATTATGGCATAGGCAACATTCTGAAAATCAATTTGCTGAAAATAAAAGACATCATAATTTACTTGAAAAATTCAAGCAGAATAAACATTCCGATAGTTCACTAGCTGAAAGAAAATATATAGATGAACTTCAAAAAGAACAAAAGTCTACAAATGATCTAGAAAAAACACTAACTACGGCAGAAAAAACTATTATTAACGTAGGGAATAAAGGTTTTAGAGGAAGAGGAGCTCATGTTCTCGATAAATTTGTACCCGGAGGGTATGGATTAAGTAAAGAACAGGCACAAATTAATACACTTGCAGATGTACTTAGAGGAAAATTATTTAATAGTTGGGGATATAGAAACCAAGCAGAATTCGAACATGTACCTAGTATTTCTGCTAATAATTCACCGGAAGTTAATTTAGGTATTATACAAGATTTAAAAGGTCTTCTAGTAGAAAAAGTTTTAAAAAAAGAAGACGGTTATGCGGGTAATGCCAAATCGACGGCGACATTACCGGTGCAAACAATGCCGGAAAAACCAACCGAAAATATCGGGGCGTTAGATAATAGAGTATTAATGTATGATCCCGAAACCGGTGAGAAAGATTATATTCATCCGCAGCATTTAGATGAAGCACTTAAAGACGGTTTATTATTAGTAGAATAACATGAGCAAATTTGATAAATACAGAACTACCGATGAGCGACCTAAAGTCCCTAGTAAGTTTGATAAATATAGGGAACTCTCAGGAGATACGGGTTTAAATGTTACTGCTTCAGAATATCCACATAAATTCATAAAAGGAGATGACTTCCTACCGTTTGTAGCTAAATCTGCTTTAAAAGGCGTAAGTTCGATAGCTGACATACCAAGTGGGCTTGGAAGCGGGATAGAAGCAATCACCAATGCCGGCAACAAAATGTACGGTGCGCCAGTAGGTATGTACGGTATGGGCACTTATGGCCGCGGAGCTGAGACTCCTCCCAATATACGTATTGATGAGAATGCGACGCAAACTGATTATAGTTCCCGTATACCTACCTCTAGTTCGCTGCGTGCTAACTTAAAAGATTATACAGGATTAGATTTAGAACCGCATCCGTCGAATCCGATACAAAATCTATTGGGAAATGCCCTTGAAGTCAGTGGATCGCTTGTAACAGGGGGAGCATTAGGCAACTATGCTAAACCTAAAAGTGTAATTCAGAATTTCTTAGGATCGGCAAAGGGGTATAAAGGGCATTTAAATAATGCAGCTCTTGGTAGTAGCATAGGAGGAGTTAGCGGAGCATTGCAAGAAGGGGGCTTAGCACCATTAGAGTCGGATGTTCTATCGACTGCTTCAGTCCCCATTATAGCAAGATTCGGTAAGGGCGCAGGAGCTGCCGTAAAAGGCGGCAAGAATTTTATTGCTCCCTCTAAAGAACATATTGATTATAAAGCCGCCGGAGAGCTTCGAAAATATGTACCAGAGCAAGATATAGAAAGAGTCATAAAGAATATTGAAGAAGGATTACCGATTATTAATCCCACTACGGCCGAAGTAGCGGGTAATAGCGGTTTTGCTAGATTAGATAGGGCACTTAGTCCTAATATAAACGGAATAGGCGAGAGATACGCAGCAAATAATCAATTACTTAGAAGAAATTTACAAGAAATCAGTCCGCTATCTACCGATGCCGAAGTTTTAGGGGAGAAGATATCTAATTCTTTATATGATAATTTAAATCAAAAGAAACAAATAAGAACAGAAAAGACAGAGCCTTATTTATCTGCTTTAAAGGCAAATACAAATCAAGTAGATATTTCTGATATTATATCTAACTTAAAAGAAGCAGGAAAATATGAAAAAGGCAAGATTAAATCAGCTTATACTATGGCTGAAAAATTACTAAAAACTAATAGTAACCCTAAAAATATATTAAGAAATTTTCATGCTAATGATAATAATTCGAATCCTATTCCTTATGAAATACATACAACCTTATCTGCCTTAAATGCGGAAATAGAAAGTGCGATAATAGCCGGAAATAAAAGAGAAGCCGGCGCACTCATGAATGCTAAGAAAATAATCGAAGAAGGATCTTCTAATATCGATGAGATAGCTGCTTATAGAAAAGCTTTCACGGATAATTCAAAGCCGATATCTGCTATCGAAGAAAATCCTTTAATGGCAAAGTTTATTAAGAGAGATCCTTATAATACCGAATTTAAATTACCGTATGAGAAAGTACCTGATCAAATTATATCTGGATCAAAGCGCGATCAGAGAGCTTTATATAAGGAGATAAAAAATGATCCCGTCGCCCTTGGAGCTGCGAAGAGTTCCGTGCTTGATAAATTCTTAAAAACAGCAGAAACGGGAGCATTAGATAATGCCGGTAATCCAAAACTATCCAATATAAAAGCTAATAAGTTTTTAAAAGAAAATAAAAATATAATCTCTAATTTCTTTAATAAAGACGAGATCAGAAAATTACACGATGTAAATAAAGTATTATCCAGGCGGCAAATGATTTCAGACGCATCAAGAGCGCTCGGGTCAAATACTCCAGCTGATATTTCGCTACTTTCGCAAATAGGAAAAGAAGTACAGCATAAAATACCGGGAGCAACATTTGCTTCTGATTTTTTAGGATCAAAATCGCAGAGAAGAATTATACCGCAATTAGAAAAGGCGTTGCTTGAACCGGAATATGCCAAGAAACTACTTCAGATAAAGCAACGGAAACCGTGGTATAGCGGTAATCCTTATTATACTCCGACTCTTACTTCTATATTGAATAGAAATATAAATGAAGAGTAATGAGGATTAATGAAATTAAAGCATAAATTCCACGCAATTAGATCTGAGAGTGATGGTTTCAAATTTGCTTCTAAAAAGGAGCAGAAACGCTATCTAGAGCTAAAGATGTTACGTCAAGCAGGTGAAGTCTTATTCTTTCAAATGCAAGCTCCTTTTCATCTTACAGGAGGAGTAAAGTATGTATGCGACTTTCAAGTATATTGGAAAAACGGCGATATTACATTTGAGGACGTTAAAGGCGTTAAAACTCCTATGTACATTTTAAAAAAGAAGCAGGTAGAGCAGCTCTATCCAATAACAATAAAGGAAATTTAATATGAAAATTAGTATGAAGAAATATATTTTAAGCAGTTGTTTAATAGTATCCACGACTCTCGCAAGTGAGAATAATAACCTATACGCTAAAGTCGGCACTGGTTTGAACCAAATCAATCCTATTGTGATTCAGACAAACGATCTAAATGGCAAATTTTGCTCGGAAGAGAACTCAAGCAATGCATTTGGCGATGCTTTTAAAGTTAGTTATAAAACGAAAATTAGTACCTTAATGTTTAATTGGATACAAGGATATTCTCCGAATCCCAGCGTAGCCCCTATTTGCGATAGTTTATAAGTGTATCAAAGGTGATAAATATTTTTTTCAATTAGGGGTTCTTTGCGGGAA